ACTTCGAAGCGTTATGGCTGCCGTCGATCGCCAGGACGGTGAGCCCGCGCATGCCGCCGTAGGTCGACGTGCCGTCGCCGTTGAAGCCGCAGTCGTCCTCCTTGGAGGCGAACGCATAGGCCATTTCTCCGACCAACCAGTCCGCAATCGCGATGACTGCGTCCTGCTCGATTTCGGTCGACATGCGCGTCAGCACGGCCAACTTTTTCGCAGTCAGGTTGACATTGTCCCACGCGGCCGAGGACTCCGTCACCGCTTGGTTCTCTGAAGTGAAGAACGCTGTCAGGCCTCCGGTACGGCGCGGCCAATTCAACGTGTCGGAGCCCATCGGTACGACCTGACATTCCTGGCGAAAGACGCCGAATTGTTCCCGCAGCACGATGATATTGGCCATCAGCTCTTCGGGAACCAGGAAGCCGCCGGCGCTATCAACGCCTTCGCCCTGGGCCTTGTGGATCGGAACGCCGCGCGACTTGCACCACTCCTTCGCCTCTGCGTTGCCCATCAGGGTCGCCTTGAACCACATTCCTGCGGTGTAGGCCTGGTCGACGGCCCGCACGACGCGGCCCTCGATCTCCCGATCATGGAAGTTCTTCAGGGTGCCGTACAACTTGTGAGCGGATGGCGGCGCGAGTGGCGTCAGCCGGTCCTGTCCGGGCACCGGCTGGGCGAGGTTGGCGGCAATCTTCTCCGCCTCTTCGACGCGGCCGATGCGCTTGTTGATATCGGCAAACTTTTCGACGAGGGCGTCATAAACCTCTTGTTTGAAGCCCTCGTCATCGGACTTTCCGGCCATGGCCTCGATCTCGTCGGCCACTTTCGCAAGCATCTGCTTGAGCTCGTGTTTCTTGCTCATAGATGGATCTCGTTTCGCTGGTGTGAAAGGCGCTGCCTAGGCGCCTGTGAGGCATGCCAGCGACGCGATGCGCGGCCGTCGGTCGTAGAGACCGCCGTCGATCAGAATTGCTCAGAGTTTGGATCGTCAGACCTTGACTGACGCTCTCAAAGCCTTCGCCTCGGCAAGGCGCGCTGCCCGCTTCTCGGCTTCGGTCTTCGGTAGGTTCATCACTTCGATCACTTCCGGCTTATCATCTTCAGGATCACCGTCATCGTCAGGCACGATGCTGTCGAGGACATCCCTGATGCAGTTGGAAGCGTCTCCCATGGACTTGGCGCAGGCGTCGTGATGATCCATCGCCTTGCGCAACAGCGCCTCGTTGGCGCTGCTGATGCGCCGCCCGGATTTGATTTCGGGCAGCACAATGGTCTTATCGTTCATTTTTTTCTCGTAGCCGTCGATCACGGCCTTGGCATCGGCAAGAACGCCTTCCGGCGCGTCGGTCTGGTCGAGGCGCCCTTTGGCTGCGCTGACGCCCGCCTTCACGGCCTTGAGCGTACCGCCGACGATATCAGCGAATGGGAGCTTGTAGCTGCCGCGCAGCCCTGGATTGGCTGCGTCATGGAGCAGGAACCCGCGCGCTGCCTTTGCGGCGTCGGGATGGTCGCCATCAAATCCGGCTTCGTCAAGCATGCGCTTCGCTGCAGCGGGGCCGTCCCATGTGTCCGCCTCATCAATCGGGAGATCACGCGAGGCGCCGACCTTCCACTCAGCCGCCGCCGCCTTGGCGAGATATTTCTGGCGCAGGCTACGCGGCGTCTTGGCTTGCCGGAATGTCTCCTCGAGAACGCTGCGCGGGATAAGGACGTGATGGCCGCCTTCATCAAGCAGTTTCGCCGCCCATTCCCGCAATGGGCCGGTATCAATCCCGGCTGTCTTGGCTTCCTGAAGTGCATTCGGATTGCATGGCACTGGGCAAACCGAAATTTCTACCAACTCTTGCTTCGTGAAGTTGATGCCGAACGGCCGGTTCTTGTCCTGCGCAAAGTTCCATTCGAGGGGGATGAACCCGACACTAACGGCTTTGACAAAACCCGCCTTGATCATCCGGTAGATCGAATCCGCAAAGGCGCTGATCTCCGCCGCCATGAACTCGATGTCGCCCATGAGCTTTCCGCCGGACGCGCCTACATTCGAGGCGCGACCGATCGGCGGCGACCAGCTATCATGGGCCCACAGCGCCACAGGATTGGTCAGGAAACTGTCGACCTCCCACCCTTCCGGATCGATGCTGTCGCCGGCGCGATCGATAGTGCCATCGCTGAAGACAAAACGCAGCTTGCGGTCGGCATCGGCAACGGCCTGCGGATCGGCAGCCGCCAGGCGCATCACGATTCCATCAGGCCGAGCGCCATCTTTCGCATCCCTGGCGGATGCGCGGAACTCGTCGACCGTCAGCAGTTTTCGCGGCATGCGCGTTGCTCCTTTAGCCCGCCGAGATCGTGATTGTGCCAGAGTTGTTCCACAGCGCTCCGACAACGTGCGGATCAGCCGTCGGCAAGATGAACGCTGCTGCGACCATGGACCGGAACGAACTCAGCGGCGCGATCCTCTTTGTTCCGGACTGGCTGATCTCGACATGCTCGGTGCCATCAAGCGCATCAGCCTTTGCGGCGACAATTGCGGAGGGAGTGTCTGCCATGAGACTCGGCTCCTCTCAGCACGCCGTTATGGCGCGACTAGCGCGGCGAGCGCGCCACAATTGGTATTATCGCCGATGTCGTGGATAACCGCGTGGAACCGCTCGGTCCCGAGCACGGCGATTTGGTCCTGGTCGAGATAGCGATCGGCCGAGCGAGCGAGCGTGACACCGCGGCGCTGGCCGAGGACGGCTCCCGCGTACATATCGCCAAAGGCGAGCATGGTCTTTCCGGTCAGTGTCGTACTGATCAACGGCAGCTTCTGGGTCAAGACGACCGGGAATCCCAGATAGCGGGGAGTGCCGTCCGGCATCGTATCGAGATAGCCGCTCGACGCGGAGAGGCGGCAGAAGGTCTGCGCGAAGCAAGTCTGCGAGCAAAACCATGCGGCGTTCGGAATTGCCGAGGCCTGCACCGCAGCCATGAGGTTTGCGAGATCGGTGCCGTCGAGCGTCAGAAAGGTGTTGTGCCCCGACGCCGCCGTGACCTTCGCCTTGGCGTGGCTGCCATCGAGCACGATGGTGCCAATGCCCCGCATCTTGCCATACGTGCTGGTGCCGTCGCCATTGAACGCGCAGTCGTCTTCTTGCGCCGCGAAGGCAAAGGCAATCTCGTTTGCGACGTAGTCGACGATGTCGACGGCGCCGTCCTCTTCAAGCTCGCTGGATATCCTGATCAGCGTGCCGATCTTCTTTGCGGTCAGGCTGATGGAATCGGGATTAGCGGTGCTCTCCGAGACCGAGGTGTTTTCGCCGACAAAGAATGCAGACGTCCCGCCTGGATGCCGCGCAACCGTCGTAGTGTCCGACGCCATCGGAATAATCCGGGCGTAGCGACGGAACGCTCCATAGGAGTCGCGGATGTCGAGGATCGCCTTGGACAGTTCTGCCGGAACCAGAAATCCGCCGCTCGACCCGATGCCTTCCCCTGCCGCTTTGATGATGGCGACGCCGTTTGCCTTACACCAGGTCGCGGCCTTTTCCTGGCCGTAGATCGTCGCCAGCAGCCACTGGCCAGCGCGCTGATATCGCGCCTCGATCTCGGGCCCGTAGCCGGGAAATGCGCGACGCTTCATGCGTTGTCTCCTGGCGAGCCCTTGGCCGCATCGCAACGACCGGTGCGGATATCTTCGATCTCGGCGCGGGTGAGAATGCCGTCCGTCACAAGGCGCGTCGCCGCCCACTCGACTTCGTCGTGCACGTCGCCCGGGCCGAGCAGATCGCGCCCGTCGGTGTTGAAGAATCCGCTCCACCCGGCCCTGGTGATCTTCTGGCGAAGATCCTCACGCTGTCGATTGGCCCGCTGCAGCTCGAGCGCAAGCATGACGCGCCGCTTCTCGACTTCAGCGATTTGGGCATCAACCGGCTTCGCGGGCTTCATGCGGTCCTCATGTTCCTTCGGGACGGCCGGCGTTCTCCGGCGCATTGCCGGTCGACTGGCTCCCGGCCGCCGCCATGTTCTGCGGGAAGTGCAACTGATCGGCGCCGGGATCGGTCGACGGCTGCCATCCGAGATTGATGCGCGCTTCGTTCGGCGTCGCGATCATCGACATGATGGCGATGCGCCAG